TCAGCGCTCGCATTATTCTTCGGTCCATGTCAGCGAGCAGGTCGGAAGCGTCGAGGCCGCGAAACTGCCGTTGCCGTTGACCGCAAAGACCTGCGAGGTGCCACGCAGCACGACTTCCTGTTCGCCTGGGTGTATGCCGAAATCCCAGGAGACCTCCTGCGCGCCGACCGTTGTGGACGACGCAGGCGTGACCGTGAGAACCCCGGCGCGAACGGTGCCGACGGCGGTGCCAAGCGAGGACGGATTTACGGTGTAGGATTTGACGACGGCTTGCGCTGCCGCATCGTTTTGATCGTTGGCGACTGCCGTCACCGTCGAGGATGTGCCGCCGCTGTCGGCGCTGCTGCGGACTATGCCCACCAAGGGAACGGCACCAACAGTGCCGGTGGCCGAGCAGGTAACGTTCAGCAAACGAACGGTCGTCGAGGCGTTGCCCGTTATGGTCAGAAAATCCGTGGCGCTGGTCGCCGCCGCAAGGGCGACGACGGTTGCAGAATAGGTCTGCCTTTGAGTTGACAACGTGGAGACGAAATGATCGCCAGAGCCTGCCGCCGCGCTAAAAATAACGTTGGTGCCAGTCAGCGACGAGACGTTCACTCGCACCTGTTTTGCGCCTGCAACGTTGAGGCGATAGAGCCCGGTTGCGGTAATAGTGCCGACGCGGGGACCGCCGACCGTCTCGACCGGCACTGCCGTCCACGTCGGGCTTGCCGTGGTCGCGGGTTGTTCCGTGACCTGCACCTGCGCCGCCAGCACCGAAAACGTGCCTGCGACACGGATGAGCATGGTTCCGGAGCCATTCACGACGAAGTTCGTCGTGACGCCCGTCCCCGTCAGCGTCGACCAGGACGCAAGCACGGCCTGCGGGATATAGACGGGCGACGTCGTCGGATAGGTCTGCGCAAGCGCGGCAAGCGCCTGCACGCCAAGCAGCAGCGCTGCCAGCGCAAGCTTCAGAAAGCGCATCAAGGGTCTCCGGGTTTTAAGGAATTGGTGCCGCTGTAAGGCGGGCTATCTCGGCGAACGCCGCTTCACGGTGCGATCGTGGGCTTCGGGCCGATAGGCTTTGCGCGGCTCTCCGTTCAGTAGTAACGGGCGATGACGTCAGTCCCAACGGCGTCAAAACTCATCGGAAATAAGTGGCTCGGGAAACTACGACCACAACCTACAAAGTCCCCTCGGTCCCGTCAGGCTTAATGTATTTGACGCCGGACCAGTCATCCTCGCCCATGCGTTCAAACAGAGTCTTACGCTTGGTGTCCTTGGTCGAGGGTTTCGACAGAGGAAGAATGGGCTTGCTGTTTGGCTCGGCCGGCTTTTCTTCCTGGCCGTGCAATTCGACCTCAAGCGTGCGGGTCTTCCGATCCCAGAATTTAACCACCATCCTCTGTTCTCTCCGCAGCAGAACTTCGCGCTCTTGGGGCAAGATTGCAAGCTGAGAAATGTCGGCAAAGCCGTTGCCGCCCTTGCTGCAGACGATAACCGCTCCCTGGGACCACAGCAAGACGCCCTTGCTCCATTGCCGGGCAAATCCGCGGCTGCTTGAGAAGGACGAGAAACCACGATCAAAGAAAACCTTTCCGGGTTCAAGGAGGCCAGCCTTTTCGAGTTTCTTCAGAGCGCTGGGACCGATGCCGCGATAAACTGGGCCGGCATGGCTTGAGGCCTCCAAGATGCCGTCGAGTTCCTGGATGGTGCGCCGCGTAGTCGGGTCGACGCCGCCGCCTTTGCGCAGCGCCGCGTTGATGAACTTGTAGCCGTTCTCGGTGTAATGCCGAATCGCCACCCGTTGGGCTTTGGTGGCTTGCTCCGGCGACCAGGTCGACTTGGCTTCACCATGCTTGGCGACTGCGCCGCCAGTGCCACCAGAGGTGAACTGGCCACCGCCTGCGCTCCCTGCCGGTTTCCGGAGGTGTTTATCCTCTTCCCAGTCGTCCCATATGTGGACTTGGTGCCGGGGGTGAAGATAGATGTGGACCGGCATCAGCCATCAATCCATGGGCGGAACCAAGGCACACGCATTTTAGAGCTGTTCCGGGATAACTGGATCGGCAAAGCATCTGCATGAATAGATGCAGCCTGGATGTGCTCGCTCTCCGCGCTCCCCGGCAATCGGCGGGTCGTCCCAACGGAATACATGGCCATCGAGCTTGCGATGGAGCGGCCGGACGTCGCTGTCGCCGCTCGTCCGCCAAATATAGGCCGTCGAGCCCACATGCTGAGCGCGAACCTGCACAAGCGTCGATGCCGCTCGAGCTGTCTCGGTGCGCGCGATGAGGTTTGCGCGAGATACCGTCACGCTTCCCGTCTCAAGAATGCGAGCGGCAAGCTCTTTTGCTCGATCGCCGGTCTGCAAACCTTCGACGGCGAGGTCGTGGACACGTTTTGCGGCGTTGATCGGCAGCGACGTGATCAATTGCACCTGCAGGTCGAGGAGCTGCTTCAAGGCCGCACCCGTGGGCGCGGTTTCGATCTCCTGCCGAAGGCTGCGGCGCATCGTCCGGCTGATCCGGTTCCATTGCGCCTGGTCCCGCCGCGACACGTCCGCAAGCATGCGCGCCGCCGTGGTTTGCGCCCAAGGGCCAATCAGTTCGGCATAGGCCATCAAAGCTGCAGCGATCCTGCCTTCCGGCTCCTCGGGCCACATGCCCGTGACGATGAGACCAATCTGTTTTGCGAGGCTTCTAAGCTGAATGGCGTATTGCGTTTCGGCGCGTCGAACGCGCGCCCAACCGAGGCGCTCTTCGCGGGTTTCCCGTCGGGCGAGGTCGCGGGTTTGCTGAGGGCTTAAAGTCGCGATGCGCATCATTCCGCCCCGGATTTTTGCGGGATCGCAGAGGTCAGCCGTTCCTTGGGCAGCAAATCAGGTTCGGCTTTGGCACTGCCCTCGCCACCTTGTGCCGCCGGAGCGCCGGGCAAACCATTCCCCTGCTCCTGCATCTCGGCGGCGCTTGGAGCCGGATTCTCTTCGGCTTGTTTGATCAGCTCGTCGGTAATGTTGTCCCAGTACCCGATCTTGCGCCCGCGCTCCCGCATCTCTTTCAATGCGGTGGCGTGATCAATGATGCCGCGCTCGTGGGCATCAAGGACCGTTGCGGTATCCTTGGCGTCGATGTCGGACTTCTCGGTGTCCTTCAACTGCCACAGCGGCTTAAACTTGAAATCGAATTCGTCGGGAAGCGCGATGCCCTCGGACTGCGCGATCATGCGGCAAATCTTCGTAAGCGGTACCCGAAGATCGTTCTCCTGGCTTTCCAAAATACCGTCGTAATAGGTGCGCAGATCGCTTTCGCCGGTCGAGTTCAGGCCCGCCGGGGATTGCCCGAAAAGCCGCACAAGCGGGATCTGCAACGCGCCTGAGATTTGCTGCCCAAACTGAATCAGGGCGCTTGAGAAGCCCTCGCCGATGTTGATCTGGTTTGGGACGTATTCATCCTCGCCGTCGAGGATGGTAATGCCCTCATTGGTTTGAAACCGCCGCATCATGGAGACCTGCTGCAGCACCGCCTGATAAGCAGGTCCGCCGGCAGCGATGAGCTTGCGCAAGCCGTTGAGCTTGATGATGCGCAGGTGCATCTTGTGCATCGCCTGCGCCATCCCGGACGAGGCACTGTCGAACGCAACAAGCCGGTCGTAAAGGCGCTCAAGAACAGAAATGCCCCAAAGGTTTTCGGAGATCCGCTGCCAGTACGGCAACTTGATCCCATCAAGTCTGATGACGCGGCTGTGGTGGATTTTCGCCTGCATCAACGCAGGGGCATCCGCGACCACCGTGTAAAATTTCGGCATGCCGATCTCGGGGCCGATGTCGGTCACGAGGTTTTCAAGGCTTGGCTGCACCATCCAGCGGTCGAAAACGCAAAGCCCTTTGAACTGCCCTTTGGCGACGGTCTCGACACGAAGCGGCGTCGCAGGATCCTGGCCGTCAATGAGAAACACCGCAATGGCGCCGCCATACAGCCTCGCCCATTTCACGGTCTCGTTCATTGATTGCCAAATTTTGCAACGCACGAACGCGCGTTGCAGATTCTCGATGTCTTCCGGCGGAACGCTCGACTGGATATCGATGCCGCCCCGGGTCATGTCGTCGGCGAACAGATCGACGGCAAGGCCACCGATCCACGAACCGCGATGAATCCACTCAAGCAGGATTCGGTTGCGGGAAATCGGGTTGAAGCCGTAGGTCGACGCCGACATGGCATTGTCGGTACCGAGCCCCACCTGCAACGCGAAGTTCTGAAACGAATCGGCGACGCGGGCGTCCGCCGTCTCGAACTGCTTCTTCAGGTCTTGTTCGGCTTTGGCGGCGGCCTTCTGCGCCCGCTTGGTAATGCGTGCCACGATGTCAGGTGTTGCTTGCGAGTTGCATCCAGACCTCCACGGCCGAATATCCGGTGAATGTCAGGACGAGCGCGTCAGCGTAGTCGGGGCTAGCGATGCCGCGGCGGGCAAGGCGATCTTTCGATTCGATGGCGATCCTGCCCTTCTCGTTCCGCGTCCATTTGACAAGACTGATCTGGCTTGCAAGCGCAGTCGCATCTGGGCCTTCGGTATCGTCGGGCAAAACGATCAATTCGGAGACGGGGTGATCCTGGCCGCCGTCTCTGCCTTCAAGAAAAAGCAGCTTCTCGTGAGACGCCTTGAAGCGTTCCCGCATCAGCCACCAGGCTTCCGCCTTAAGGTTCGCGAACTTGTCGGCGCTGGTCTCGCCGTCGGGCCAGTCCATATCGGTCGGCGGCATGCCGACATTGACACCGATGGTCGTTAGAAACGAACGCTGGGCATGGGCAAGCGCCGCCTCGACACCTTGGCCGACCCCCACGTTGTCGAAGCGCAGCGATCGAACTTTGCATGCGACGCCGTTGGATTTGACCATCTGGGCCGCTTGGCACGCATCCAGCATCCTGTGCGCGGTTTCGATGGTGTCGGGCTCGCCCCAGGATTTCGGCATCCCGACCACAGGCCCGAACCTCGGCACGAGCACCGATTTCGCTTTGCCGGCACCCACGTCGCCACCGGCAATCCCTTCGATGGCAGGTTCGATCTTCACAAGCTTGCCGATGCGTTTGGCGCTTTCGACCCAGCTCGACGGGATGCAGATGCCTTCCACGGAGGCCGCATAGTCGATTTCGTATTCGCTCGCCCATTTGAACGGCTCGGTCTTCGCCCTCATTTTGGCAATGAGCTCGGGCGTCATGAGCGGGTTGTCGGAGTAGTGGAAGCGGAAAATCTGGCGCGGCGCCAGCGTTCCTCCGAAACGCTTCCGATAGAACAGATTTCCGGGTCCGTTGACCGTGGACCCCCAAATCCTCGTGTAGGTGTTTGCCGTCGTTGCGGCATCGATCAGATCGGCGCGGTCGATGAACGCGGCCTCGTCGATCACGTAGAGCGAGGAGCGTCCGCCGCGACCTGCGTTATCGCCCGTCTCGCCAGCAATGATGCCTTGATGCGAAGGGTGGATGATCCGCATGTAATTGAAATGCTTCCGCTCGCTGAAACCGTGCGGCAACATCCAATGGGGCAAGCCCAGAATGAGCATGCGAATTTTCTGGAAAATCGAATCCGGGTCGTTGGCTCGATCGACAAGCGTTTCGACGCGGCTCGCAAATGTGGTCTTGAACCCCGGATGAAACAGCCAGCGATGCGCGGCATAGCCGCCGACGACCCAGGTGAAACCAATCTCTCGGCTTTTCTCGACCAGGCCGTCTTCGCGGTTGGCGATGCGCTCGTCGAGCCAATTCACGAGTTCGACTTGGCGCGGGAACAGATCGAGCGGCAGCCACGAAATGTCGCCGCCCTCGGTGCGCCTTGGATCGTAGGTCCAAACCCACCAATCAAACCAGTGCAGGATGTCGCGCCTGCACATCTCGATCTCGATCGGGATTAGCTCCGGTCTAGTGGACAGAAGCCGCTGGCGCAGCAATCTCCTCTCGATAGAGTCGCGCAAGTTCATCCAGAGGCAACGCTTTCAGCTGATCGGTGTCGAGTAAAACTTTATGGGAATAATTGACTTCAACGGGCGTCGAGGTATGAGCGACCGCCACCTTGTCGGAATAGTCTTCAAGCAATTTCGACAGCATCCATTTGCGGCTGTCGACCCTGAGCCGGGATCGGGCAACGGCTTCCTTGTTGAGAACGACCTGGCTCTCGCCGTTCTTCAACTCGATCTCCATCCAGTCGTTGCGGGCGTCGTCGGCGATGTCGATGATCTCGTCGGCCATCAGGTCTAGCCTGATCCACCGCGCCCTGTCGTAGCGAGCCGCGAATCCATCGACATCGCGGTTTGCCCAACGCACAATCGTGACCCTGTTGGGCATCTCGTCGTCGCGCTCGATCTGACGCAGGGTTTCGCCACAGGCGATGCGGTCGCAAATCTTCAAAGCGAGCGCTCGGCTATAGCGGACGGTCTTGCGCCGGGTTTTCTGCTCCATGGGGTGTCTTCGAATTCGCCTTCAGTTCCGCCCGCCGCATGGCCTGATAAACTGCCGTTACTAGGTCTTCGGGCGACGAAAAACCGTTGAGCGATGCGAGGCCGGCATGCAGCATGCGGGCGGTAATTTTGACGCTCGGCTCCGCGCCGTCCTCTGTCGTTGAATGATCGTTGTCCACGTCACTCCGGGCAAAATAAAACCCGCCAGAAGCGGGTTTGGGGCGTATTTTTGGATCCTGCCTAGATTGAAGACATAGACGCATATATTTGTCAACAGGAAAAATATGCGACCCGCATAAGGCGTCGTGGCCTTGACGGCGACCGGCGGGTCAGAAACGGTTGTCCTGCCAGTGTCTGGCGCCCCGCACGTACTGGCCCCATCGCACGCTTGAAGAAATTGGGGGCGACGAGCGGGCTCTGACCAAGCGGCTGCGCAGGAGACTAGCCGAGCCGCGATATATGCATCTCGAAATCGTTTGTGTGGCTCGTGCCAGAAAAAAAGCTAACAAGAACCGCTTATTAATGAATAGCTAGATTGTCTCCCCCGTGACACCCTGCAACGGCAATCCCCGTTGTAGGATGTCATAAGATGTCGGAAAAATTCGGGAATCCGGATTTGAGTGTGGGAACGACTACTTCGCGGGGCGCTCAATGAGCTCAGTCTTTAGCCTAAAAAGCTCCCACAGCCCGGCGTGCATCCGCCTGTCTCCGGCCTCCCATTGCTGCCATGTCCGCAGAGAGCTATACACCAGCCCAGCGGCCTGCGTCTGCGTCAAACCAGCGGCCTTTCGGCCTGCAATGATGTCTGCGGGCGCAGGGTTGGCCCGAGGCCCTTTCGGGCCTCG